CTTACAAAGGTGAAGTACCTTTTAACTCTAAGGTTCGCCTGAAGTACAAGCTAGGTCAGCCACATCCTGTACACGGTGTGTCTACTTACTTGGAAGCAGTAAAAGTTTTAGAAGAAGCAGAAATTATCTTTGATGAGGAACTAGCTGCAGACTTCTAACATGGCTAACTTTGTGAGACATGAAGGGTGTCCCAAGTGTAATTCTTCGGACGCCCTTGCTATTTACGACGACGGTTCTACGCATTGCTTTAGTGCCGTTTGTGATTACCATACAGGTGGAACAGGTGACATGTCCGAAGTTATACCCATTGCAAAAGCTAAGCCACTACAGATGTTTGGTACAGTGGCGGCTATACCTAACAGAAGAATATCCAAAGAAACCTGTATGCGCTTTGGCGTTACCATTGAGTACGGCACTACAGGTGAAATAGTCAAACACTACTACCCTTACTATGACGTAAACACAGGTGAAGTATGTGCAGCCAAAGTCAGAGAAGTCAAAACCAAAAACTTTTTTAGTAACGGAGACCCAAAGAATGCTGGGTTCTTCGGACAACAACAGTGCAGTACTAACAAGTTCATAACAATCACGGAAGGTGAACTTGACGCCTTAGCTGTGTACGAAATGTTTAACAAGCAGTACGACGTGGTGTCACTACGTGCTGGTGCGTCCTCTGCAGCCAAGGAGATCAAGGAACAGCTAGAGTGGCTCGAAGGGTACGACCAAGTGGTACTCTGCTTTGACAATGACAAGGCCGGTGACGCTGCTCTGGAACAAGTCAAAGATCTCTTTAGCCCCAACAAGTTAAAAATAGTAAAGTTACCGTTGAAGGACGCCAGTGACATGCTCATGGCGAACCGTGTTAAGGACTTTACGCAAGCATGGTGGAATGCAAAGGTTTACCGTCCTGACGGCATTGTTGCAGGAACTGACACATGGGACACACTGGTACAAAAGCGCCAGGTGAAGTCCATACCTTATCCTTGGAACGGCCTCAATGAGTTAACAAGAGGACATCGGCCTTATGAGTTGGTCACGATCACTAGCGGCAGTGGTATGGGAAAGTCCCAATTTATCAGAGAAATCGAATATGATTTACTACGCCGATGCGAAGGCAATATTGGAGTCTTGGCGCTTGAGGAAGATTTGGCCAGAACATCGCTTGGTATCATGTCGGTGGCAGCAAACAGACCCTTACACTTGGAAGAGGACACGCCAGTGGACGAGCTTCGGCCATTCTGGGAAGCCACATTGGGAACAGGACGTTACTACTTATTTGACCATTGGGGGTCAACTTCAGCAGATAACTTGCTCGCCCGTGTTCGCTACATGGCAAAAGCACTTGACTGCCGGTACGTCGTACTGGATCACTTGTCCATCGTCGTCAGTTCCCAAGAGTCAGGAGACGAGAGAAAAGCCATTGACGAGATCATGACACGCCTACGCACACTCGTAGCTGAAACAGGCATCTGCCTATTCCTCGTGTCACACTTACGCAGGTCACAAGGCAAGGCACACGAGGACGGAGCACAGATCAGCTTAGGTGAACTACGTGGTTCACAAGCTATCGCACAGTTGTCAGACATTGTCATTGGTATGGAACGTGACCAGCAGAACGAAAACGAAGACGTAAGAAACACTACTACTGTTCGTGTCCTCAAGAATAGGTACACAGGTGAAACTGGACCCGCTTGTTGGCTACAGTACGACAAACAAACAGGGAGGTTACAGGAAGTCGCAAATCCTAATACAAACGAGGACTTTTAATGCCTTATAAACGAATGCATAAAAATGAAAAGAAAAAATTCATTCAAGACTATAAGATGGAGAAAGGCTGTGAAAAATGTGGTTATAACGAAATACCTCAAGCATTAGAACTGGACCACATTGACAGAACAAAGAAAAAAGCTAAGATGGCTAGAATGCATCATTATGGTTGGAACGCTATAATTAAGGAGCTAGAGAATTGCCAAGTTCTTTGTGCTAATTGCCATAGAAAAAAGACAACGGAAGAGAAAGACTACTTAGAAACTGACTACGTGGAGCCTGAAGAACTGCAGTATGATTTATTTGGATCTTGAAGCTGACGGTTTAGACCCAACAACCATTTGGTGCGTAGTAACCAGGGAAAATGGTGTTAATACTGTGCATACCACTCCAGACAGCCTCTGTGAGGCTCTGAGAGGCTCTGTGAGCGTCGTTGGACACAATCTGATAGGGTACGACCTGCCTGTCCTAAATCGTCTCTGGGACGTTTCTGTGGCTTCTGAGCGTATAGTCGATACTTTGGTACTTTCACGTCTTTTTGAACCAAGCAAGTCAGGTGGTCACTCTTTGAGGAATTGGGGGAACGAGTTGGGCTTTCCCAAAGGTGACCATTCTGACTTTTCTTGTCTGTCACAAGAGATGATTGACTACTGCATACAGGACGTAGCAGTCACTGAAGCAGTACACCAGAAGTTAGTCAGTGGTATGGACAAATGGGAAAACAAGGAGTGTCTAGACCTTGAACATAAGGTTCAATGGATCGTGCAGCAGCAGGAGAACAACGGCTGGCTTCTTGACCAGGACTTAGCTAACAACCTCTGCGCTACCTTCAAGGAAGGCATGAATGACATACAGTATGAACTACAAGAGATGTTTCCACCCATTGTCGAAGAGAGGTATTCTGAAAAGACCAAGAAGCGCCTTAAAGATAAGGTTACGGTTTTCAATGTCGGTTCACGGCAACAAGTGGCAGAGAGACTTCAAACAAAAGGTGCGGTGTGGACGGAACTCACGCCAAGCGGAAAGCCCGTTGTTGACGAAAAGACGCTTAAGCAGAACGATCATGTCCCTGAAGCGGCAAAAGTTCTGGAATATCTGTTGCTTCAGAAGCGCCACGCGCAGGTACTCTCGTGGCTGGAAGCTGTCCAAGAGGACGGTAGAGTACACGGAAGAGTCATTAGCAATGGTGCTGTTACTGGTCGCATGACTCACCAGAATCCTAATATGGCTCAGGTTCCAGCTGGCCATAGTCCTTACGGTAAAGAGTGTCGCTCCTGTTGGACAGTCCCTGACGGTAAGAAGCTCGTAGGTTTTGACGCTAGTGGTCTTGAACTACGTATGTTAGCTCACTACATGAACGATGAGGAATTTACTAATGTCCTACTCACCGAAGACATTCATACAAGAAACCAAATGGCTGCTGGGCTTGAAACAAGACCTCAAGCAAAGACTTTCATCTACGCTTTCCTCTATGGAGCAGGCGATGCCAAAATCGGATCTATCGTTGGAGGAAGCGCAAGAACTGGCGCACAACTTAAACAAAGATTCCTACGAAATACACCTGCTCTTGAAAGTTTACGAGAACACACTACTAGAGCAGCTCAACGAGGCTATCTCAGAGGACTTGACGGTAGACATCTCAGGATTCGATCTGAACATGCTGCACTAAACACACTGCTACAGGCTGCTGGTGCTATAGTCATGAAAAAGGCTTTGGTTATCCTTGACGACTATGCAAAACAGTGGGATATTGACTACAAGTTTATAGGTAACATACATGATGAAGTACAATCGGAAGTGGCTAAAGAACAAGCAGAGAAATTCGGTTGGCTTGCGGTCGAATGTCTCAAGGCGTCAGGCGTACACTTTAAACTCAGATGTCCGCTTGACGGAGAGTACCAAATCGGAACTACGTGGGCAGAAACCCACTAAGGCTAAACCATGAAAAACATCTACACACTAATAAAAGACATTTATGACCTGGTAGAGACTAAGGAAGTACCTGAAGGCGTAGACATTGAAGAGTGCATTGAAGCCTTTGGTGAAGGCGTTAAGCGTCTCATGCGCAACGAATTTACACAGAAGCGTGACGACTCAAGGAAGTTACGCATGTCCAACATAGGACGCAGTGACCGCTTCCTTTGGAACGTCTGGAATGACGTAGAAAAGATGGACGACATGCAGGGTCACACGTACGTTAAGTTCCTGTACGGGCATTTGATTGAGGAGATGTTGCTATTCCTCACACGAGCAGCAGGTCACGAGGTGACGGATGAACAGAAAAAGTGTGAAGTTAACGGTATTAGTGGCTCTATGGACTGCAAAATTGACGGTGTTGTCACTGATGTTAAGAGCGTGTCCACTTTTGGGTTTAGAAAATTCAAAGACGGAAATCTCGCTTTTGATGACCCGTTTGGGTACGTTTCTCAAATTAAGGGATATGCAAGAGCAGAAGGCCAAACTAAGTACGGATGGTTAGCCATGGACAAGCAGAATGGTCACTTGTCGTACCTTATGTATGATGATGAGGACACTCAAGCGCCTGTTCATGAGAAGATCGGTTATGACATTGGTGAACGTATTGACCACATCAAAGCAATGGTGGAACAACCTGAGCCACCAGAACACTGCTACCAGCCAAAGGAAGACGGCAAAAGCGGTAACATGAAGTTGGACACTGGCTGTTCCTACTGTTCCTATAAGAAAAACTGTTGGCCTAACGTAAGAGCCTTTGCTTATTCGTCAGGACCACGCTATTTAGTAGAGGTGTTTAATGAGCCGAAGGTCCAAGAAATCAGCATTTAGAAGCACGTTTGAAGAAGATGTCAGCAAGATACTTAAGGGTTTTGACTATGAGCCGTTCACAGTTCCATACATTATTGAGCGTTCTTATCGTCCTGACTTTGTTCACAATGCTTCTGGTACCCTTGTTGAATGCAAAGGGTACTTCAGAGACGGAGACACCAAGAAGTACACCAGTATCAGAGACAGCTTGCCTACAGGACAACAACTAGTGTTTGTGCTTATGCAGCCCAACAAAAAAATAAGAAAAGGTGCCAAGATGACAATGTCACAGTGGTGCGACAAAGAGGGAATACTATGGTACACGTTGAACACGTTGCAGGAGTTAATTGACTATGTCACTAACTTTGGGGGAGATGAAGGAAAAGCTTCTGAAGCTGTATGATCCTGACGACTTATTGGAAGCGTTAGAGATTACTTCTGAACAGTTGCTTGACAGGTTTGAAGACAAACTAATCAACAGGTTTGACTTCTTTGAAGAGGAATTTAAAGAGGAAGAGATTTATGAGTATTGACCAAGCTAGTCCTGAAGAATGGGACGCATTAACAGCATTAAACAACTTGTCTATCAGGAAACCTGTAGACCCTGTAAACAAGCCAGATCACTACAACAAAGGTGCTGTCGAAGCGATAGAAGCAATCAAGGCGTCCATGCCTGAACACGAGTTCAGAGGCTACTTAAAGGGTAACGCATTGAAGTACTTGTGGCGTTACGACTACAAAGGAAAGCCAGTAGAGGACTTACGTAAGTGTCGCTGGTACATTGAACGACTGATAAAGGAAATAAATTAATGGACGCATACCAACAGTACATACACAAAAGCAGGTACGCAAGGTACTTGCCTGAAGAACAACGGCGTGAAACCTGGGAAGAAACCATCGACCGTTACCTTAACTTCTGGATTGAGAAAGGTAGGCTTACTCTTGAGGAAGCTAACGGTATTTTTTCTGATATTCACAACCTAGACGTGATGCCCAGCATGAGAGCTTTGATGACTGCTGGTGAAGCACTGGACCGTGACAATGTAGCAGGTTTTAACTGCTCTTATTTACCTATTGACCACCCTAAAGCTTTTGACGAAATGATGTACGTACTTATGTGCGGCACAGGTGTCGGCTTTAGTGTTGAACGACAGTACATTTCTAAGTTGCCGGAAGTAGCAGAGGATTTTCATGACACGGATACCATTATACACGTCGCTGACAGCAAAATTGGATGGGCTAAAGCCTACAGAGAACTTATTAGCCTGTTGTATTCAGGTCAGCTTCCAAAGTGGGACGTATCTGGAGTACGACCTGCAGGGGCAACCCTTAAAACCTTCGGAGGTAGAGCGTCTGGTGCGGAGCCTCTTGTTGACCTCTTTAAATTTACCACAGAGGTCTTTAGGGCGTCTGCTGGACGTAAGCTTTCCTCAATCGAGTGTCACGATATCTGCTGTAAGATTGCACAAATCGTTGTCGTCGGCGGAGTTAGGCGAAGTGCTCTCATCAGTCTCAGTAACCTCACTGACGATAGACTACGACGGTGTAAGTCAGGCCAATGGTGGCAAGACAATCCACAACGAGGACTAGCGAACAACTCAGCGTGTTACACAGAGAAGCCAGACTTTGAGGCATTTTTAGATGAATGGAAAAGTTTATACGAGTCCAGATCCGGTGAACGAGGAATGTTCTCTAGGATTGCAAGTCAAAAACAAGCTGCAAAGAACGAGCGACGAGATGCTACCTATGACTTTGGAACTAATCCATGTAGCGAAATCATCCTCCGACCTAATCAATTCTGTAATTTGTCAGAGGTTGTTGTCAGGGCGTCCGATAGTTTGTCAGACCTTAAACGAAAAGTACGTACTGCGACTATCCTTGGAACTTTACAGGCTACCCTGACAGACTTTCGTTACCTACGTAAAGTGTGGAAGAACAACACTGAAGAAGAAGCATTACTTGGTGTTAGCTTGACGGGCATCATGGATCATCCGACGTTGTCGGGAAGGAGAGACAAAGGTGTACTCAAGACATGGCTTACTGAGTTACGTGAAGAAGCTATCGCTACGAATAAATCGTGGGCTGACCGACTATCTATTAATACTTCTACTGCTATCACCGCCGTTAAGCCTAGCGGTACTGTTAGTCAGCTGGTGGATTCTGCTAGTGGGATACACCCTAGATATGCACAGCAGTACATTAGAAGAGTCAGGGCAGACGCAAGAGACCCACTGTGTGCAGTCCTTGAAGCCGCAGGAATACCCGTAGAGGACGACGTAATGTCTCCTAGTACTAAGGTATTCTCCTTCCCAATAAAGTCTCCTGAAGGCGCTGTGGTAGCGTCTGAGATGGGAGCAATGGAACAACTTGAGCTATGGGAAATTTACCAGGATTTCTGGTGTGAACATAAGCCGTCTATGACCTGTTACTACCGTGACGATGAGTTCTTGGAAGTAGGTCAGTGGTTGTACAATAAGTTCGACAAGATAAGCGGAGTTAGTTTCCTCCCTTATTCCGAACATACGTACCAACAAGCGCCTTATGAACCCATAGACTTAGAGACCTATGAGAAGCTGAAGAAAGAGTTTCCTGAGACCATTGATTGGGCAATCTCAGAAGACTC